TACTTTTGCTCAGAACTATACTTTTCATTTGTGTAGAAATAATATTTCGGATCGTATTTTACATCCCATAATTTATAAACTTGTTTGCATGCATGCCGCACGTCTTTTAATTCAATGTTATCAATTAACAAATATCGAGGTTTTATCTGTAGACAAGAACGAATGTCTTTTCTTGGAGCATCACCCATATGATAACCATCAACAAAAATCAGATCAATATCAGAATGACGATGCTCATTACCCCATATTGCTTCTTTATAGAATTGAAATTGTGGATAATATTTCTTTATTTGTTTTGCATTATTTTCAGATACACTGCTTGGATCATAACTCTCTAATGATTCTAAATTCTTAAATACGTTCATCATTACTAATGACGCATGGCCAGCAAACATACCGATTTCAATAACCTTTTTTGGATTGATTATTTGCTGCATTTCCAGCCAAGGATTAATCATATCTGGGTTATTTAAATCAGTACCACCCCAAGTATCTTTGGGGTAGCGTATATAATGATCGTCAATATTTAAAATATTTTTAGGCTGATTCACCAGTGATGTATTCATATATGTATTTCCATTTGCTAAATGTTGGAAAATCTTCGTTATGCATGTTGTGAGCATGTTCTACTACAATACTCTCTAATCCAAGATTATCACCAAGTTCAGCATTTTCTAATTTATCTTCAATCCAAATCAAACCAGTATCGGCATAAGGTGCAAGAACATCGTCTTTATCAGCACCAGTATCTTCAAAGATAAACTTAGTAAATGCAGTCTCACCAAAAAGCTTTCGAGTATTTTGAATACGAAGTTTTTGCGCTGATTCATCTTTTGATAAAGATGTAATCATATGGAATGTATATCCATGTTTGCGGTGTAGTAGATCTACGTAATACATAGCATCACGCAGTGGAGGTAGGAATCCAATAGCTGCTGATTCATTAAAGAATCGTACAAGTTCGTTCTTACGTTCTTTTGTCAAGCCGTAACGTGTACCAACATCATAACTATCTGGATCTACAACCTCTTGATCTTCAAAGTGTTGGCTCATCCAAACAGTAAAGGCGTACTCCCAATTCATAAGTACGCCGTCACAATCAGTAAGAATTACCTTGTTTAAGTTGTTCATCATAATTTTCTCCTTCATTATATTGGTATTCTACCATACTTTGAAGAGAATGTACAATGTTTTTTTCACTCTTTGCTTCTTTTATTCTGAAATCTTTCTCTTGAGAACGAGTCTTATTTCTACCACGTTTTTTATTGCGGGGATCGAATCTAGAATATTTTGCCATAACCTTTCCTTAGTAACCTAGCATTTCTTTTGTCATGATATAGTCTCGGACGAAATCAGATCTTACGATATCTTCCCATCCAAAATTAACTATAGTAAAATTACGTAGTTGTTCTACAATTTGCAAGAACTTGACAATACCTTGTTTATCATCATCAAACTTAAAATCGCTTTGTTTGTAATCACCACAGAATATAATCTTACTATGGCGACCTACACGAGTAATTACAGAATCTAATTCGTGGAAGTTTAAGTTCTGCATTTCATCTACTACTAAAACAGTATTATCAAATGTCTGTCCACGAATAAATGATGTAGACTCAAATTGAATTTGATTTGCTGATACCATTTTATTGTATGAAGTTTTGTCTCCAAACAATTCATGGCAAATATTTTTATATGGTGTAGTAAATGCTTCTTCTTTTGCTTCTTTATCTCCAGGAAGAAATCCCATCTCTCTTGTAGGAACCATTGATCTTACAATCACCAGTTTATCCCATTCAGTATCTTTATCTAAAACATCTTCAAGAGCAAGATAAAGCGCCATGAAGGTTTTACCAGTACCGGCTGTGCCAGTCAGTACTAGATTATCGCCTTCATCCCAAGCTTTGTATGCAGTTTCTTGATTTTTGGTAAGAGGATCAAATTGGAGAAGATCGTCCAATCTGACCGACATAGAATTGTTGACAGATTTTTGTCGTTTCATTATGTGTTCATTTTGTTCCGAGGAGAATTTTTAGAAATTTTACCAAGAACGTCTTTCCATCCGTCCCCAGCTTTGTTAACAGTCATTCCGTGTTGGCTAATAAATTTTGCTGTAGCTAGCTTTTGAGTCCACTCTCCTGTGGCTAAGATTTCTTCTCGTTCCGCTAAGGAAAGAATCATTTCTTTCTCTTCACCGGTCTCATTATGAATCATTGTATATGATGGCATTTGATTTATGTGGGGGACCGAAGTCCCCCTTCCTTTCCTATGAAACTTGTTCCAATCTTGATTCTAGAAAATCACGTTTTCGTTTTAACTTCGAAAGCAGGTCTTTATTATTTTTCTTTTTTACCCTCTCCATATAATTAGTTAATTCCAATAAATCGTTTTTAAGTCTATCAAGTTGGATTTTACTCATTTATACTCCTGTTTAAAGTTTTTATTTGAGAATTAAGTTTGGAAATGCCTCCTGTACTAGTTTCTTGGTAATACCCTTAATTGGCATCTTTTTATTAATCATACCAACAAGGAGCTCTGCATCTCGAGGATGAACTGACTCGAGAATATCTAAAAACATTTTTTCTCTTTTTGGCTTGAGCATACGCTGTCCTGGACCACCTTTTACAAAATAAGCAAGTTTCTTATTGTGTTGAGTCCAGTTTGAAGGATGTGATTCAGCCGAGGCTGGTTCATAAGGAACTTTACCTTCAGGCAATAGAAATACAACGGCCTCGTCAAATGTACCACGTAGTACATCTTTGAGAGCCCAGTTGTTCTGTTGCTGTTTGAGGAGTTCGACTTTCTCAGCCTTTGTTTTTGCTTTGGCAACTTTTTCAAGTATTTCAAAAGTATAAAATTTGGTTTTGTTTACCATCTCAAATGAAGTCCTTTACGTCTTCTAATAATCTACGACATCTTTTTTCAACCAAGTAATTAAAGACCTTTTTACGGTTCTCCCATTTATCTTGATTATTATAACTATATATAATTTTCTCTTTTAGTTCTTGAGGTGTAGATTCAAGATCAATCATTCTTCGATTGCGTTGGATATTACGCATAACTTCAGGACCTTGAGATGATGGATCTTCCATCAAAGCTTCCATTATAGGTTTTCTTAACGGTGTCTGGCGAGTACCGTCAACAAATACATTATCACCAGAAAGCACATTAGGTACTCCATCTGAAGTATCTCCTTTTAGGATAAGTTCTAATAATTGCTTACGTGGATGTTCAACCTTGATAAACTTTTTCGTCATAGGAGAAAACTGAGCAACATTAGAATATTTTTGTAGTTGTGCAAAGTCTTTGTCTGCAGAGATAATCATTACTTCTTCATGATTACCAAACTCTTGTGTATTTTCAACAAGAGCAGCAATAGCATCATCGGCTTCACAGCCATCGATCTTAATTGTTTTATATGGAAAGTATTCACCAAGCTCATCCCATACCATATTGATTACACGAAAGATTTCATTCCAATCCATCTTGGATTCTTTACGGTTTTTCTTACGTGATGCTTTGTACTGAGGAAACGCCTGATAACGCCAGTTATTACCAGCATCACCAGTGATTACAACCTCACCATACTTATCTTTGAATTTTGTACGATACATACGAATTGAATTGAGAATCATATGGCGAATTAAGTTCTCATCAATATCAAGCTTTTGAGTTACAATGTTGCTGATGGCAATCGCATTGTAGTCAATAATAATCATTACATATCTCCTTTATGTTAGATCTATTCTAACACATCTTCATCTGATTGTAAACCTAAAATATGCTTTCTATGAATTTTTCCACCAATAAATGCGTTATAGTATTCATCTGGTTTTAAGAGTACGTCATATTCTAGTTGATACTTCATTTCATAATAAGAACACTGACCTTTTGTCTTACAAAGCTTTAAGATTTCTCTATGGTAATTGTCAGCACCTTTTTCTTCTACAAGTTGCTGGACTTCTTTACTCGAACCAAAATACTTACGCCAATCAGACTCAGCTCTTGTCCTAACTCGGCGTTTCCTTGTTTTTGTTTTTGGAAGTATCTTAGGTTTCCAGAAAAATTTCTTACCAATATATTTCATACCAGTATCAAGTTCTGTAATCATATAGACGAAGCCCTGGTACTCTTCAGGAGTTTCATCAAACTCTTTTCCATTATAATGCCACATAAAAAAATAGCCCCTTTCAGGGCTATTTATTAATCTTCTATAAGTTCAAAGACCGAATCTTCTCCACACATTGGACAAAATTGTGGAGTATTATCGTCTTCAACTACTACTTCTGTAACGCTATCGCATACTTCGCATTCTGTCCAATATGTTTCTTCCATTTGATCTCCTTAGAAAGTAATTTCGCAAGCACCACCTTGACATGCCGTAGCACCCATTGTATCTATATCAGTAAAACGCTTTTCATTCAATTGAGTTACAAAATCAACTGGGGAGAAGTTTTGCTGGATCTTTGTCCATTTGTGTAGTAGGAATACGTCTTTCAAACAATATTCAGCATCTTTTGTATCGCCCATGAAATAGTTATCAGCAAACTTATTGAAACGACGGATCCATTCAGCACGAATATCTGATACCTCACCACGCCATTCTTCTGGCATTTGAGCTACCTGACATGCTTCCCATAGATCTCTGAATCCTTGCTTACGAGTATCAACAATAAGACCTGATGCAAACAATGCAGCCTTACCATATTTCTCTACAATTTGATCCTCTGAAAGAACTTCGGTCATAGGAGCTTGAGCAAAGTCTTTATCGCCTGAACCAGACAAGAAGCTGATACCAGCAAACAAACCACGATTTTCAAATACATAGTCTTCAACCTGTGACCACATATGTGGTTGTACTGTTACAGTATTTGAAACATTATGGCGTAGATCTGGATCTGCACAACGCTGTGGATTTGTACCAGCTTCAACCCAGTTTTGCTGTACTAGTTTTACTTTTTCTAGAAGTGCTGTACCATATAGATCTTCTTTATATAGAGAACCTTCCGGAGAAATAACAGGGAAAGCAACACAATAATCTGTGTTACTTGCTGACCAGACTGATTCCTCAACCATGTAAGGATTTGACTGAGCGATGAGTTGTGCGACTTCTGATTCTTTGTTCAATTGGACATGCCTTAGGTACATTGGAGCGTGCTCTGCGTGAATGCCAGAGGCCGTCTGGAGTAGGACTGAGGCGTTGCCAGAAGGCTTAACGCAAGTAGTACGAGCAGCTGGAT